GGCTCGTCTGGCTCGCCACCTATACCCGCCACTGGCATCAAGACTCCTGGTGCGACTTCATCCCCGTCACACCCGCCCAGCGCATGACCTACGCCGTCGGCAAAGGCGGCGGCCGCGGCACCGACAAAGACAACATCCTCGCCGCCACCATCCGCCGCTACCCCAACATCGACATCACCGGCAACGACATCGCCGACGCCGTCATCCTCGCCGCCATCGGCGCACGCCTCCTCGACGCACCCCTCGAGCAGTCCCTGCCAGCAGCCAACCTCAGAGCCCTCGCCAAGCTCGAACTCACCGCAGCCTGAAAGGACCAGCCATGCCACGCATCGACGCATTCGGCGTCCAGCACATCACTGGAGACGACGAGATCACTGGGGAAGGCCTCGACCACGTCGAAGGCTGTTGCGGCAACGCATTCCCCGAAGCGCTCTATTTCGCACGAGAACGCTCAGCCGCCTTCACTCCGAACGCGAACAACGCGAACGCGAACGCGGACGTTCAGGGCGGCGTTCGCGCACGTGAGGAGAGTTCGCGTGGCTGAGTGCAGGTGCAGCCGGATCATGCCGGCGCACCGGTCGCTGTGCCGCGAGTGCGAGAAGGGCCTCGCGGTGTCGATCGTCCAGGGCGAGTCCCTGGTGGTGGACCTGCGGGTCACGGCGGAGAAGCTCGACCACACGGGCACGGGTGGCCCGATCGGCGCGGCGATGCTGCACCCGCCGCTGCCCGTCAGGTTGGACGCCTCGAGGCTGGCTGTGGTCCTCGCAGCGCATCTGGGACACCTTCCGGGTGCGTCGCCGGCGAAGCGGGCGCACATGGCGACGATGCTCGAGCACGGTCCCAGCTGGGCTGACCGGCTCGAGGACCTGATCGTGAAGGCTGTCGCGCTCGTGGACCTGCCGCCTGAGTGGATCCGGTTGGGCATGTGCGGGTCCGAGTTCACTGTCGAGGCCGACGGGGGCGTGGTGTTCTGCGAGCAGGAGCTCGCTGCGCCCTTCGGCGCTGCGGAGGTGACGTGCGAGGTGTGCGGCACCTGGTACGACGTCGCCTCGAGGCAGGACGCCCGGCTCGCGTCGGCGTGGGACGCGGTCGCGGCCCCGCCGGTGATCGTGCGGGCTTTGGCGACGCAGGGGGTGCGGGTGGAGTTGAAGCACATCGAGAATTGGGCGCAGCTCGGGCATCTGGGGCGGGTTTGCGATGTGCTGTCCCGTGATGAGGGGTACCGGGTGGGTGAGGTGCATGCTGTGGCGTTGCGGATGGCGGAGCGGCGCCGCCGCGCTGCCGAGCGGCGTGGAACAGGAGTGGGCACCGCGGCTTGAGTATGTCCAACGCGCGACACGCGAATACCATAACCGTCCACCGTCCCGCGAGACGCGAAACATTTAGGGTACGCTCTGCTCAGAGTGGGTGAACTGGGCTTGAGGGACCAGCAACGCCACAGCTGACGGGCTCGCCCAGTCCACCCGCTTCCCCCTTCCCCGTTCCGCGGGGTGTCAACGCCGGCCCGGCAACGCGCATGGCACGGATACCCCGTCGAAGGCCGGACCGGCTGAAACCAACGCCGGGTTCCTTGCTCAGCTGCCATGGTCCGACCTGCACCCCGCGGAACAAACCCCAAGGAGACGATGATGGCCAGTGTCCCGGCCGTAATCCTCAACTGCCCCGCCTGCGACGAGGTCCTCGAGATCGGCGCCGGCATCGAGGAGATGAAGATCAGCCACGAGGGCCGGCTGATCGCCGTCATCCGCGTCGACGGCGAACCGTTCAGGTCCCACGTCGCCGAGAAGCACCCGGACGCGGCATGAGCGAGCAGCCAGCCACCCCCGCGAGGCGCAGCGAGCACGCCTTCAAATGCCCACGCTGCGGCTCCCTCGCCGCCGACTACGCCGAACCACACTGCAAGCCCGAGAAGAACGGCGGCCCGTTCTGCGGCTGGTTCGACTGCAAACACTGCAAAGCCACCTGGGACTCCAAGAAGGGCACCTGGTACCTCACACCCGTGTAGGAGGCGTCCCATGCCGGCACGCCGCATCGACACCCACAAACACCAGCGCATCCTCGAACTCCACAAGCAGGGCCTCGGCTGCAAAGCCATCGCCCGCGAAGCCGGCGTCTCACCCTCGACCGTGTCGAAGGTCTGCAACGAGGCAGGCCTGACGTTCGACCGCACCAAGACCATGGTCGCCACCAAGGCCCTCGTCGCCGACGCCAAGCACCGGCGCGCGGTCCTCGCCGACGGGTTCCTCGACGACGCCGCACGGCTGCGCGGCCAGATGTTCTCCCCCGTCGAGTACATCGACCACGGCGGCAAGGACTACATCGAGGTCCGCTGGCACCAGGACGAGCCCACCCCGACGGACAAGCTCAAGCTCGCCCAGGCGCTGGATGTGCTGCTGCGCCGGCACGAGGCGCTCGTCGCAATGGACACCGACCACGGCGCCGGCGCCGCGGAGTCCGTGCTGGACCGGCTCGCCGAAGGCATCGCCAACGCCGTCGCCCAACAGCAGCCCGAGGCCAACCAATGAGCCAGCCCCCGCCGCTGTCACCCAAGCAGCTCGCCTCCATCCACCACTCCACCCAAGCCAAAATCGCCCTCTGGGTCGGCGCCGTCTCAGGCGGCAAGACCATCGCCTCACTGTTCGCCTGGCTCATCGCCATCCGACACTGGCAGGGCCGCGGCCTCATCGTCATCGTCGGCAAAACCCGCGAAACCATCGAACGCAACGTCATCGCACCCCTGCAGGACCCCAACATCTTCGGCACCCTCGCCGACGCCACCGTCCACACCGCCGGCTCCAACACCGCCACCATCCTCGGCAAGACCGTGATGCTGGTCGGAGCAAACGACGTGCGCGCCGAGGAGAAGATCCGGGGCGGCACGTTCGAACTCGCCTACGTCGACGAAGCCACCCTCCTTCCCGAGGGGTTCTGGGACATGCTCGTCACCCGCCTCCGCGTCCAAGGCGCAAGGCTGCTGGCCACCACGAACCCCGGCTCCACGAGGCATTGGCTCAGGCTCAAATGGATCCTCGCGGCCGCCGCGAAGCGCATGGCCGTGTTCCTGTTCACCATGCACGACAACCCCCTCTACTGGGAGGGCGGCGACCCCGGCCCCGGCTACATCGCCGACATGGAAGCCTCCTTCACCGGGGTGTTCTACAAGCGGTTCATCAAGGGCGAGTGGACCAACGCCGAAGGCGCCGTGTACGACGGCTGGGACGAAGACCGCCACAAGATCCCCTGGGCTGACCTGCCGCCCATGCGGCGCCTGCTGTGCGCCTCGATCGACTACGGCACCCAGCACCCCACCTCGGTGGTCCTCATCGGGCTCGGCCTCGACGGGCGCCTGTACGCCGTCGACGAGCTCCGCATCGAAGCCACCACCACGGAGGCCCGCCAGTCCCCGTCGCAGCAGTCCAAGACCGTGCGCGACTGGATCTACACCGAGCAGCACCACCCGCAGCAGGCCCTGCAGCCTGACTGGGTGGTTGTGGACTCGGCGGCGGCGGACTTCCGGGCCGAGCTCATGCACGACGGGCTGCCCACCAGTGGGGCGCGGAAGAACGTGCTGTACGGCATCGGGCTCGTGTCCTCGCTGCTGTCGAAGGACCTGCTCAGGGTCTCCGACCGGTGCACGGGTGTGCTGGCCGAGATCACCGACTACGTGTGGGATGAGAAGGCTGCGGAGCGTGGCGAGGACAAGCCGGTGAAGGACCGCGACGACTCCATGGACGCCCTCCGGTACGGGGTGGCCACGACTGAGGCGATGTGGCGGGGCCAGCTCGCCGCGGAGGTGCCGGCACCGCACACGACGAGCAGCGACGACGACAACTGACCCACCGAACGGGAGGACCACAGCATGCCGCTGCCCGGCAACGGCCAAACATGGCCCCCCGCACAACTCGCCAACATCCTCCCCCTCTACGCCACCTGGAACGCATGGTGGACCGGCAACCCCGACGAACTCTCCAGCCTCTACGGCGGCCGCACCGGCTACGACCCCACCTCCACAGGGTTCTTCGCCTCCGACGCCGGCGGACTCCGGGCCACCGTCGGCCGCGCCCTCCAACGCTGGTTCTGGGGCGAAGCCACCCGCGGCCCAGACCGGCGCGTCAAACTCCACATCCCCATCGCCGCCGAACTCTGCCAAGCCTCCGCCGACCTCCTGTTCTCCGACACCATCACCGTCGAAGCCGACGACCAGTCCACACAGGACCGCCTCGCAGAACTCATCGACGACGGCTTCCACACCGAGATCGCCACCGCCGCCGAAGTAGCCGCAGCCCTCGGCGGCGTCTACCTCCGCGTCACCTGGGACCAGACCATCTCACCCGACGCCCCGTTCCTGACCCACGTCGACGCCGACCAGGCCATCCCCGAGTTCATGTGGGGCCGCCTCACCGCCGTCACGTTCTGGCAGGTCGTCGCCCGCGACGGCAAGACCGTGTGGCGGCACCTCGAACGCCACGAGCTCGACGCCCAAGGCAACGGCCTCATCCTCCACGGCCTCTACGAGGGCGCGGACGAGAAGCTCGGCCACATCGTCCCCCTCACCGACCAGCCCGCCACCGCGCCCCTCGCACCCATGGTCAACGCCTTCGGCGCCATCAGCTCCGAATCCCCCGGCCTGTGCGTCAGGTATGTGCCGAACCAGCGGCCTAACCGGCGCTGGCGCACCGACCCCGTCGGCCGGAACCTCGGCCGCTCCGACCTCGACGGCCCCGAACAGCTCATGGACGCCCTCGACGAGACCTACACGTCGTGGATGCGGGACATCCGCCTCGGCAAAGCCCGCATCATGATCGCCCGGCAGCTCCTCGACAACGCCGGCACCGGGTCAGGCTCGGCGTTCAACGCCGAGCAGGAGGCCTACGCAGCGGTCAACATGCTCCAAGGCGACAACACGTCCCTGAATGACCTGATCACCCAGTCGCAGTTCGCGATCCGGGTGCAGGAGCACAAGGACACCGCAGGGCAGCTCATCCTCGACATCCTGCAGGCCGCCGGGTACTCGCAGGAGACCTTCGGGATCTACGACGGCGGCGGCTCCACGAAGACCGCCACCGAGATCGAAGCCAAGCAGCAGCGCTCCCTCCTCACCCGGGACCGCAAGATCCGCGAATGGCGGCCAGCGCTGCAGGGCATTCTCGAGAAGCTCCTCTGGGTCGACAGGGCCATCTTCAACACGAAGGTCACCCCGGCACCCCCGGATGTGTCGTTCCCCGACGCCGTGCAGGAATCCCAGCTCACCCTCGCCCAGACAGCGCAGCTGCTCCGGGCCGCCGACGGCGCCTCCGACGAGACGATCGTCGGGATGCTGCACCCGGATTGGGACGAGGACGACGTCGCCGAGGAAGTCCGGAAGATCCAGGCGCAGCGCCAGCAGTCGGCCGTCCCGGATCCCCTGACCATGTTCGAACAGGCGCAGGGGGCACCAGATGGCGGAACCGGAGCCGGCGGGGAGCCTGCCGGCGACGTCGGACCAGGCAGCCCAACAGGCTGAAGGCATCTACCTGTCCGCCGAGCTCGCCGTCGTGGTCGGCTCCGCGGAGCTCGTCCAGCAGGCCATCGACGACCCCACCAGGGCGGCGTCGCTGTACACCGACCTGCAATCCCTCGCACGCCGCGCAGCCGCCGACACAGCCGCGAAGGCCGGGCCACTCGCCGCCTCCATCGCAGCCCGAGCAACCACAGCCGGGGACGATGATGCGAGGACCACGATCGGGCGGCTGAACCGGGCACTCGGGTGGTCCCCGCCGCCGGGGTACGAGATCGGCCACGACGTGAACACGGGGCGGATGATCGCGCTCGAGCTCGCCTCGTCCCTCAGTGCGGCGGCGCAGCGGATCACCCGGTTCGCGGACGACGCCTACCGTGCCGCCACCGTGTCCGGGGCGCTGGCCCAGACGGCCGAGGTGTTCGACGTCGTCGCTGGGGTGATCGCCAAGGCTGCCCCGGCGGAGGCGCAGGCGGCGGCGTGGCGGCAGCTCGTCTCCCGCGGCGTCACCGGCTTCACCGACTCGTCGGGACGGCAGTGGAACCTCGCCTCCTATGTGGAGATGGCCGTCCGCACCGCCACCCAGCGCGCCTACAACGCCAGCCACTTGGACAGGTTCGCCCGGGCCGGGATCGACTACTTCACCATCAGCGACGACGGCCGCCCCTGCCCGCTCTGCGCCCCATGGGAAGGCAGGGTCCTCGCCCAGTCCACCACCGGTGCCGTGACCGCGCCCTCGGCGCTCACCGGGGACGATGTGACGTTCACGGTGGCGGCCACGATCGACGAGGCCCGTGCTGCGGGGCTGTTCCACCCGAACTGCCGGCACACCCTGAACCCGTTCATGCCCGGCGCCACCATCCTGCACCCCAGCACGTGGGGCGAGGACGACGAGGCCCGGTACAAGGCCCTGCAACGGCAGCGGTACCTCGAGCGCAGGGTGCGGCAGGCGCGCCTCGAGCACGCGGCGGCGATCACCCCGGCGCAGAAGGCCGCGGCGGCGCAGGCGATCCGGGACCGCGCGGCTGCGGCTAGGTCGTACGCGGCGGATCACGGGCTGGTGAACTCCACTGAAACACCCACACTCACACAGGAGAACCAACATGACTGAGCAGCCCCCCGCAGCGCCCCCAGCCGGAAGCGAGCAGCCACCCGCTGCACCCCCGGCAGCGCCGCCTGCGGCCCCGGCATGGGACGGGAAAGTCGAGTCCCTGCCAGCCGACGTGCAGAAGCTCATCGGCGACCTCCGCAAAGAGGCCGGCGACCACAGGGTCAAAGCCCGCGACGCCGAAACCGCCGCACAGACCCGCATCAAAGCAGCACTCGAAGCCCTCGGCATCAAGAACGACGAAGACCCCGTCGAAGCAGCCAAGAAAGCCGCACAGGAGCGCGACAGCGCCGCCACCGAAGCAGCAGCCGCACGCCGCGAGCTCGCCGTCTTCAAATCCGCCGCCACCCACGGCGCGGACCCCGCACGGCTGTTGGACTCCACAAGCTTCCTCGCCACCATCAACGGGCTGGACCCCGCGAAGGACGGCGAGAAGATCGACGCCGCCATCAAAGCAGCAGTCGAAAGCAACCCCTACCTCAAGGCAACCCGGGCGGTTGGCGCGAGCGGCATCGAGCAGACCGGCGGGTCCGGCGAGCAAGGCCAGATCACCGAGGAACAGCTCAAGCGCATGTCGCCTGAGCAGATCGTCGAAGCCCAGAACAAGGGCCTCCTCAAGCACCTCCTCGGCGGCTAACACCATCACTCCTTCGTGCCCTGAAAGGAGCACA